ATGGCAACCAACAAGCGCGTATTCACGTTGCGCCTGTCCGATGAGGTTTTCGATAAGATTGGTGTTTTGGCAACAAAAGAACATCGGTCTATCACGAACTACATAGAGTATGTTCTGCTCAAGCACCTTGAAGAAGTCGAGCGAGAGCAAGGGGAAATCGACCTCGATGACCCCAAAGGAGACTAAAGTATGTCTGTCTTGAAATCCAAACGCACAGAAAGTAAAGCCGAGTACGTTAATGTCGCCAATGCGATTTACATCGAAACGATAAACTTTCTGACCCGTCTTTCAGCCCGGTATTCCCGGCTGATTGCGGAGCCGGTGGCCAAACTGGCCTGTGAGATCATCGCACAGGCGGAAAAGGCCAACAGCATCTTTCCCTCAGATAGCCAGCGGAGGCAGCTCCGCAAGGCGCATCTGTTGGAAGCACGGGCATCCTTGATGGCGCTGGATGTCCAGTTGACTCACTGCTACCTCATCATGTCTCAGAACCCGCAGGGGTGTTTTACGACCTCTACAGGGAAAAGCGTTGATGCGAGTAAGGCGATGGAAAAGCTGGATAAAATGGCTCAAAAGTTAGGCGATTTGATTGACAAGGAAGACGACCTTTTGAAAGGTATGCTTGAAAAACTCAATCCGAAAGCCTGATTTTTAAGAGTAGGTGTATCTCTGTAAACTTGCTTGGCGGCGGCGTGGCGGCTGCGGTCCCCTAACTACAATAACAACAACAATTTCTGTGCTGTGGACTCGGGCGGGGGCGCAAACAATTACAATGCAAACCGTTCTTTGGCGCTGGTTCCCGGATTTTGCAATGCTGGGTCAAATGGAGTAGCTCCGGCGAAAGACGACCCATGCAAAAGGAGAGATACTTCCTTGGGCGTAAAGCCTTAAAACTGCTTTTCGATATGCTGACACGGACGCTTCTTGCATGGCAAGGGACGCACCTGACCTTGTTTCATGTGTCAGCGTAACGCAGATTAGATGGTGCCCGACAAACATCTGTACGAGGAGCGAATAATTTTATGACAAGTCAGGAACGGCATGAGGCGCGATACCAGCGCCGTAAAGCTGCACGGCAAGCCCGGCGAGATGCCCGCTGCGCAGCTCTTGGCTCCATCGGTGAAGTGTTCAGTTATCACACAATGTATATGTATGGCAAGAAGTGCTGCAACAATGTGCGCTGGAAACAGTCTGTCCAGAATTTTGAACGGCATTTGTTTTCAGGCACCGCAAGACGGCGGCGTGAGGTCATGCAAAAGCGTTGGAAACCGAAGCCCTATGTGCATTTTACCCTTTGTGAGCGCGGCAAGGTTCGCCCGATTGACGCTCCGCATATCACGGATCGACAGATCCATAAAGTCCTCAGTAAAGAGGTGCTGGTGCCTCTTTACTCTCCCAGCTTGATTTATGACAATGGAGCAAGCCGGGAGGGAAAAGGGCTGCATTGGCAGTACAAGCGCATCAAACAGCAACTCGCCCGGCATTACCGCAAATATGGCCGTGCGGGCGGCGTTTTGCTGCTCGATCTGAAAAAGTTCTTTCCCTATGCCCCTCAGTCAATCATCTATCAGCGGCACCAGCAGCTTATCCTGAACGATGACCTGCGGTGTTTGGCAGACTCTATTGTCAAGAGTGCGCCATCGTCCATTCCTGGGCGTGGGATGCCTCTTGGTGTTGAGTTGAGCCAACAGGAAATGGTGGCTTTGCCGAGTGCGGTTGACAACTGGATGAAGTGTCAGTTGGGCCTTAAAGCCGTCTGCCACTATATGGATGACTACCTCATTATCTTCCCGGATCTGGAAGAACTGAAGAAACTGGGCCATGAAATCGTGCGTCGCTTTGAATCTTTTGGCATCCCAGTAAACCGGAAGAAGTGCAAAATCATCCCGCTGACGAAGCCGTTCCGCTGGTGCAAGGCTCGTTTTACCTTGACCGAGACCGGAAAAATCAAAGTCAATGGCAGCCGTGATGGCGTGAAACGTGCCCGCCGGAAACTCAAGCTTTTTCACAGGGAGTGGCTGGCTGGTAAACGCACTCTGCAAGAAGTTGCACAGTACATGGAATGCCAGACAGCTTATTATCGTAACTACAACGACCACGGGCGGCTGCTGCGTCTGCGGCGGCTTTGCTATGCAATTTTTGGAGGTAAAGTGCCTTGTTCAAAATCATCAAAGCCAGTGATGGCACCGTCCTTGCCTTGACCGAGGACGTGACCTACATCAAAAAAGCCGACAACGGCTGTTATATCATCTGCCCGGAGCCTGATGCTTCGGGCATTTCTTATGCCGGCACTCCGTACCACCTGTTTGGTCGGAAGCCTCTGGATGATGCAGAGAGCGTCATTCTGGAGCCGACCGACATTGGTGGCTGGATTATGGAGGCGAAAGCTGCCATCGAGGATGCCGACGAGATGAACGTGGATCAGGCTTATCGCCTGACCCTTCTGAAGTTGAATGTCTCCGATATGGATGACACTGAGAATACCTGATAGGAGGAAAAGGCAATGAGCAAAGCAACGGAAATGGTTCTGTATCGCACCTGCAAGCGTATGATCGAGCGCGGCAGTACCGATGGTCTGGCGGAGAAGATCGATATTTTCTACGCCGCCGGCAAACTGACCGATGAGCACTACGCCGAGCTGACCGGTATGCTCGCCGAGAAGAAAGAGCAGGTCTAACCTATGGAGCATGAACGCTTTATCGCCCGCCGTCGGGCCCGCTTCGTCGGAATTGACGGGCATGTGAACATCCCCTATGGAACCGTCTTGAGTAATCAGGGCGGTTTTCTTATACACCAGAATAAGCGCGTATGCACTGTGAGAAGCCAGAACGCTCTGGACTACTTCGTGCAGGACGACGACGGCGCTGGTGACCTGCGGGGGAAGCTGGTTGACAGCATCCAGCGGTGCCTTGAGCGTCGGGATGCAGACTATCAGACCCGCTGGGATAAGGTCTGGTCGTCGGCACTCTGCCAAAAGTACCGCCGCCCGGAGTCCGAAGACTACTGGCTGTGGGCGGCAGCGTTTTATGATGCGCCGCTCTGTGATTTGATGGCAATCGCTGCACTGGTGCAGTGATGCTTTCATATGGGGAGTTGGGTTGCCAGCTCCCCATATTTTTGTATAACAGCAGGAGGGAGGCTTTTATGGAGATAAGTCTACACAAAACAGAAAAGGGCCTGAAAGAGCTCCACCGGAAGCTGGCAGAGGAGCAGAAGCTCAGGGAGCTGCCCGGCCTCGTAGCGGAGATCGAGGACGCCCTGTGCGAGCTGGACGCCGCCGTCAACAAATAAGGAGGACATCAAAATGGACAAAATCTGGGCGAACCGGCTCATCGCCGGTACTAAGACGTGGGCAGAGATGCCCGCACGCCGCCATGCCGGAGTCAAAGCGGAGCTGGCCAAGCGGGTGGCCGACGGCGAGATCAGTGAAGAGCGGTACAAGGAGATCACGGGGGAGGACTACTACAATGGATAAACTGCTGGAGCTGCTGGAAAAACTGGTGCGGGCCATCTTTGGCCCCGGTAACGAGGCAGAGACCACCCCTGACGCCCCTGCTACCGCCCCGGAGCAGGTAAACGCTCCGCCCGGCTGGGAGGGCGACCCGCCCTACCGGTACATCGACGTGAGCCGGTGGCAGGGAAAAATCAAAATGGAGGGCTGGCAGGCTATCAAGGGGGCTGGCTACAAGGGCGTCATGCTCCGGGCCTGCGGGAACAGTGCTAGCTACAACCCCAGCAAGGCGTACATCGACCCGACTTTCGAGACCAACTACGCCAACGCCAAGGCAGCGGGGTTGAATATTGGCGTCTACTATTTCACGAAGGCCATGAGCGAGGCAGAGGCTGAGAAGGAGCTGGCGGTACTGCGGAAGGCGCTGCGGGGCAAAGAGCTGACCATGCCGGTGGCGGTGGACATGGAAGACGCCATGCTGACTATTCACAAGCCGAAAGACCTGACCAACCTCGCGGCCTACCACCTCGAGCAGATCGAGAAGATGGGGTTCTTCGCCCAGCTCTACACCTGCACGAGCTATGCCAACCGCTTCCTTGAGATGGAGCGTCTGGCCGGGCGGTGGGACATCTGGCTGGCGGACTACACGGGCAAGACCCCGAAGGTGCAGTTTAAGTACAGCGCCCACCAGCACAGCAGTGAGGGCCGTGTGCCGGGCATCAGCGGGCCGGTGGACCTCGACGTGACGACGGTGAACTACCCTCGGATCATCAAAGCAAAGGGTCTGACCCGTCTCCGGGAGGGCGCATGAGCGAAGCGGTTATTGTGGCACTGATCACCGGCGGTCTGAGCCTGATCGGCACGTTTGTCTCCAACAACCGCACCGCTCAGAGCATGGACGCCAAGCTGGACAAGCAGCAGGCCGTCACCGAAACAAAGCTGGAGGAGCTGACCCGGGAAGTCCGGGCGCACAACAACTTCGCCCAGCGTGTGCCGGTGCTCGAAGAGCAGATGAAGGTGGCAAACCACCGCATTGCAGACCTCGAAAAAGAGAGAGGAGAGTAATACATGGCAACGATCAATAACATTTTGGGCGTCATTCCCGCCCCGGTGGCGGCAGTGCTGATGCTGGGAGGCTTTATTTTCTACGCCCTTGGCTGCGTCCGGCTGGGCTATGGCGCAGCCGTCAAGGGCACTGTGCTCGACCTGATAGAGCAGGCGGAGCACGAGATTCAGGGCACCAAGAGAGGCGCAGAGCGCAAGGCGTGGGTCGTCAAGATGCTTCGCGTCACCCTGAGTACCAGCAAATACGGCAGGCTCATCAGCTGGGCCATCACCGATGAGACCATCGGCGCGGTCATCCAGTTTTTCTTTGACCGGGCAAAGGCGGCGCTGCAAAAGCAGTAAGGAGGCATAACACATGGATTTAAGAAGTACCGTAGAAATGATGCTCAGCAGCGATTACAAGGAGCGTTTTCGCGCAGAGTATTTTCAGGCAAAAATCCGTTACGAAAAGCTGCACCGCATGACTATCCAGTATGAGGCCGGGACTTTGAGTTTTACGCCTTCCTGCTCTTTGGCTCTTTTGAAAGAGCAGAAAACGGCTATGGGAAATTATCTCCATGCGCTCGAAGTCCGTGCTGAAATTGAGAAAGTCGATTTGAGTAAGGAGTAAGACTATGAGCAGCGATAGGCTGCCGGCTGAAAGGCATTGATAAAAGGCTTGGATAAGCAAATCCCCCGGTGTTCCGTTTTGAACATCGGGGGATTTTTTATTTTTGGGGACATGGAAGCCCGGCAAGGCTCCATCCCTTATAACTTTGCACCAAGCGTTTCCGGGAAGATACGCCACGCATGGAGGATGCAATCGCCCTGAAACCGCTCGATATTCGCATGGCGGCTATATCATGCGGCTCATCCCTGTAAATCAGCGATGGTAACGCCGCAAGCGGCTGCGATCTTTTTGAGGGTAGACACTCTCGAGACTGCCTTGCCGGACTCTGCATGTTGAATGGTTGCAGTGGATAGCCCGGTTTTTTCTGCCAAGGCCCTGATGGTTAATCCTGCGCTTTCTCTGGTTGCCTTGATTTTGACGGCAGACACGCCAAGCGTCTTGTAATCGGGCGAGTTATACCCAATCACGAACAACCCTTGCTGTTCCATCGGCAACGCCTTAAGCGAATAGCTTTTCTCTGCATCCTCAATGTCAACGTCCTTCAGGGCGTAGGAGCAGGCATTGTCAAGCTCCGGGGTCATTTTATGGAGTTTGTGCGCCAGCGCGATCTTCATCGTCACGCCACGCACAGGGAATCTCGCTGCGTTGTCAAGGTCTGCCTGATTTACATGGTCAGGGGTGCAGGCTTCGTCCAGCAAGTGGTACAGCTTGCCGAGATTACGGATGGTGTTGTTTTCCATAGTGTCCTCCTACTCGTTACTTGTTCAGCATATCCATCACGGCGTTGTAATGCTTTTCATGTTCTTCGCCAACAGCAAGCTCTTTTTCGACTTTTGCTTTCTGATAGGCCCGCTCTTCGCCGTAGATTTCGCTTTCGATCTCGTCAGGGATCTCGACGAATGCCTGCTGCTTTTTGCCATTGGCCATCACATACACGCCGAAAGCGTAATGCACGTTCTCCGGCCAACGCCCGATCTGCTGCTTGTAGGCACCCTCCTTCATCTCCTGCCCATTCACCAGCAGGGAATTGATGGTGTACTGCCATTTGTGGCACGGCACGGTGACCTCGTTGCCATCACTCCAGATGGTTTCTTCGGTGACAACCTTTTTGTCAACGTCGAGGTCGATTTTTGCGCCACGGGCTGTATTCCAAGAGTATTTCATTTTTGCTCCTCCTGCGTTGTTTTTGCATTCCTTTTGACACCATTATTATACCACAAAACTAATACAGCTGATACAGGCATAGCCACCAAACTTTGCTTTGCTTTTTTGTCTATTTTGTATTAGTTGTATCAGTTTGTTTTTGCCCTTCGTTGCACCCTTGTTGTCGCTCGCTTTTCGTCAGTGCAGTAGCTGCGGCCACTGGGCAGAGCTGCCCTTCGGCCTGTTGGGAGCGGCTATTATCGCCGTTGTCGTAAAGTACAAGCTGACACAAAAAAATCCCCCTGCATTGACCTTTACGGGCCAGCGCAGGGGGATTTTTTGTTTTCTTAGAACTTCATCTGCGCAGCATCTTCAACGCTCACATCGTCAAAGCACCGGGTCAGCTCGTCAAGGACTTTGCGTTGCGTCTTTTCACTCAAACCAGCGTTGCGCATTGCCATGGCGCAGTAGCCGATGCAGGCTGCATTTGACCACGGTCCATTCAGGGATAGGAGCATTTCTTCCATATCGATTACCTCCGAAGATTTCCATTGTATACGCGAACCAGAACCCAGTCAGACAGAGGTTTGACGTTTCCGCCCCAGTCCCGGAGGGCCTCATCGGTGCCGCAAGCCTCACAGATGTACACGCCCTTGGCGTGGCGGCTCAGTGCTCCGTGGGTCAGTTTGTCCGGCATCCTCTCGCCGCAGCGGGGGCACAGCGGCCAGCCCTGCTGCTGGTCATAGAGCATCTTTTCGATAGCTTTTTCGTCCGTCATTGTACTTCCTCCTTAAACATCTCGGCTAACCGAGTGATATGCAAACCAGTGACCGCGCCGCCGAAATAGATAGAACCAATTCGTGAACTCCCGCCCTGTGCAGTCATAGGGGCTGTTGTAACTCTTCAAATAACGATGGTTAAGAAACCAGTTGGTAGCGTCCATCTCGTGTGCCTCGTCCAGCTTATCAGGCAGCTGAACAAGCTCCAGACGGCCGTCATAGTCGGCACAGATGATATGCACGTCAGGGACGGGACGGTTGTTGTAATTCCGAATCTCCCTCTTAATGGTTGCCGCCAAGTTTTTCACGGCAGCCCTCTTTTCGGCAGAGGCGGGAATGTCGCTCTGCATGAACATCAAGAGCGCATACGCATCCCGAAGCCTCTCGTTGTCTGTAATGCTGAACATGGTCAAATCCTCCTTTTGTAATTTGGATGCGTTGAAAGTTCATCCATCCGCTCCAGCGCAACTATCCGTCCTTTCGGATTCATCAGACGGAAATAGCGGAGAAGTTGCTGTTCTTCTGGCGAAAGACTTTCGTCGTAAATTCCGGTTTCTAACCAATGTGCATCAACACCGAGCGCATCTGCAAACCGGTGAATTGTTGAGGGCTTTGGGCTCTCTTCACCGCGCTCATATCGCCCGACGAGAGAACCCGAAATTTCCAACCTCTCTCCAAGTTCTGCCACTGAAAGCCCTTGCCGCTTTCGCACCGTTCGGATTCTGTTGCCGAGGCTTTCTGTTATACCAAAAGCCGGAAGAAACGAACTGACTGGTAAATCCAAGGCTTCTGCGATTTTTTGTATGGTTGCGATTCTGGGAATTTGCTTCCCACTCTCATATTTTCGGATGTTGGCAGCATCGATTCCACAACGTTCACCTAACTCTTCTTGCGTAAGGCCTCGAAGCTGACGAGCGGTTTTGATTTGTTCTCCCATCGACATAATTATGCGCCTCCTTCAATGTCCGGGGACTGTTCTCTCAATAAATTCTTGTACGGCCTGCGAAGTTGTGCGCCTGCCCAATTCCAGTGCTGCTCTGCATACACAGTCAGGCTTTCGGCGTACTTTGCGGCAGAGTGGGCGTCAAAGAACACCTTGCTGCCGACCTCGGCCATCTTGTAGTGATAGAGAGTATTGAAGCCTCCCGGATTCTTCCCGACCAGCTTCACCTCGGTGTACCCACCTTTCAGAAACCCCACAACTGTGGCCTCGCAGACACAGTATTCATTCAATGGTGCCGCGCGCTCTGGAACGTAGTAGAGGTGTTCACATACATGGAACATCGTGTCGCCGATTTCCGGCTTTCTTTCCACACGCATTCTGCGCTCCTCCCTTACTTCATGTTCTGGCGTTCCCAAGCGACCAAGCGGCAAAATTCCTCGCGGGACATGGATTCCGGCTTGCTGGTCTTGATGTAGTCCTGCTGGCCGAAGATCTCCAGCTGGTCGATGTCGTCAGGCGACTGGGTGATAATCTTTGCCGGCCAATCGCCCACGCCAGGGACTTCAATGCGGCGCAGATACAGGTTGCTGTCAAAGTACCAATCACTCTTGATGTACCGCTCTTCGGCATCGGTTCCCTCGATGGCCTCAATGTACTTGCCGAGCGCACCGAAGACTTCCAGTCTGGTTGGTGCTTTGTCGAAATCGGTCACATCAAAGAGTTTGATATAGGAGATTCGGCCGCGTTCAACGGCAAGCTCCTCGATGGTGCCGGAGTATTTGTAAAGTTTCATTGTCATATCCTCCAAATGCCCGTATAGCCAGATAGCACAACTTTCAAAATCACTTGCTCTGGGTGCTTGCCACGATTCCGCCAAGGCACAGCCAGTGGCGGCCATCGGCGTTGCGCTTCCACTCGCCGCCCAGCGTTTCAAACGCTGCGATCATGCCGTAGTAGCTGATCTCCGGCTCGGTAGGCAGCCTCTCTCCGTCATCGTTGTACTCGGCACGGCCGGCAGCAATGTCCATCTCGGCATCAGACCGGGCGTATGCCCACTGGTTATCCAGCCGCTGATTTAGCCGCTCAAGTGCGGAACGCATTTCAGATTTTTTCATGGTTCAGACCTCCTTGACCTCAACTGTCTTGATGCTGTCGGACACATATTCCCGACCTCTGGCACGTTCGCAGAACTTCACGAATCCGTTTACCGCATCTCGGAGGTCGAACGCCTCCCGCTTGGAGATGATCCCCGATCCCTCAAAGGCAGCTTTGATTCTCTCTGCCTGTTCGTCTTCCATCGGGATGCTCACACATGCCTCGCCGCTTTCGCCGTTCTGCAGGGTGTCGTAGGTGATTGTCAGATTCTTCATCGCGTTATCCTCCTTAGTGCAGCTGGGCAACATGCTTGTGGTAGGTGACGGTGACCACGCCCTTGTGCTTGGTCACCTTGATATCCTCCATCTTCACACGGCGGACACCGAACTGCTCGTGGATGTACCGCTTGACGATTGGGGCAGCCTTTGCGGTGATGTCCTCCGGCTTGCGGTAGGTGTCCCGGTTGGCGTAGCGGCTGAACCGCTTCTCCGTGGCGGCCTTGGCCTCGTCCTCGGTGCCGTAGAACGGCTCGTCATCCCGATGGCCGCTCAGCTTGTAGAACTTCTCGCTGGAGATAACTTCCAGACGGTCGTTCCATACAGTGCGGTACTCATTGGCCTTGTTCGGGTGAACGTCATCCGTGACCCGACCAACAATCAGCTCGATTCCGCCATCGGCGACCATCTCCGTGTAATCGCTGAAACCTTTGAGCAGCACCCGGATGATCTCGGTGCCGTTGGTGAGGTCGATGTGAGCGACCTCACCCTGGCTGCCGCCCATCGTACTGCTGTTGAGCGTGTAGCCCTGCATCATGTAGCTGCTGACTGCGGCGGTGAACTTGCGGTTGATATCAATGTACTTCATTGCGTTACCCTCTTGTCTTTCTGGCCTTACTCTGATAAAATAGAGGGCGGCCGGGGTAAGGCTCCCGGCTCGCCGTTGTTTCGGTGTTGAAGATCAGTTGCTTTGGACGGTGGCTGGTCTTCTTTTTTTTATTCTTCCATGATTTTCTTGACGCTCTCTCTGAGCTCTTCCAGCGTGTCGCACTTCTCGATGAGTTCGAGGATTGCTTTGAGCAACGCCTTGGTTACGTTCATGTCTTCCATTCACCTCACTCCTTTCTGTAAGGGGCTTTCGCTCTCTGCCTTACGTCTTTATTATACAGGATTTCCTTTACGTTGTCAAGGTTTTTCTTTAAGATTTTCCTAAATTTTTCAATTTTTTTCTTGACAGAATAAAGGAAAGCCTATATAATGAAGCTGAGGTGATAAGTATGGATTTCTCCACGAAAATCAAAATGGCTGCGGCTGTAGCTAAAATGAAAGAAGCCGAGCTTGCCCGGCAGATTGGAACCACGCCACAGGCATTCAACCAGCGGATGAAGACCGGAAAGTTCAAGTATGACGAGCTGGAACAGATTGCAGCAGCCCTCGGTGCCGAGCTGGTTGTCAGTTTCCGTTTCCCGGACGGCACGGATGTATGAAAAAGCCCGGACGCATAACGCATCCGGGCAGGAGAAGGGTTATTTCTTGCGAGACTTGCTCACGGTCTGGGGGATGTGTCGCACTTCTTTGACCCGGCGCTCAGGATTGGGCTCTCGCACGATGAGGTCATCAAGGCTGCAGTCCAAAGCCTCACAGATAAGGTCGAGATCATCCAGACTCACACGCTCTGCAAAGTCGTGGTACAACTCATTGATGGTCTGACTGCGAATCCCGGTAGCACGAGCAAGTTCGCTCTGTGTCATCCGCCGTTCGCCAAGGCGGGTTGACAGCAAAATCCTAATCATAGCCTTTGGTCTCCTTTGTTGCTGATTTTAGCCGATTCATGGTCGGCTTGTCTGCATTTTGGCAAGAAACCCTCTATTTCGGCAAGATTTTCCGTATTTCGGAAAATTCTAACACAAAAACGAAAAATGCCCGCACAATCCGAAACGGAAAGTGCGGGCATTTTTATTTGCGCAATCTTGACTAGAACTTGCTTAAACGCTCGGAATCTCACAAAACAAAACGAACACGTTGCCTACCATTTGAATAGTGACTTCGTGTTCGTTTTGCTCTTGATTGGTGGAGAATACCGGGATCGAACCGGTGACCTCTTGCAT